GGCTGTGAAGATGTCAGAGAATAGACCGTGGGAAAGGCAACGTGATAAGACTGGGAAATTAGAGCCGAACCTGTGGTATGATAGGTTCACGCAGTTTCGGCTTATGGGGCCAAGTCGCTCCTTAACGGGCTTGTGTAATCGCTGGCGTGCAGAGACAGGCAGAAAGGAGCAGGGGTATCCCGTTTGGCGCTGGCGCATACTAGCGGCTGAGTGGAATTGGAGAGAGCGCGCCGAAGCCTGGGACGAATATAACCGTCAGCAAGCTGAAGCCGAATGGGAAGAGCGGCGCGCGGAGACCAGGGAGCAGGAGTGGGTATCAAGCAAGCAATTGCTTGAACGGGTAGAACAAATGCTGTTATATCCCCTGGCCGAGGCCGTCCAGGACGAGGATGGCACGATGACGATTATCAAGCCGGTCCGCTGGTCTCAGCGTGACATTGCTCGATTCATGGAAATGGCCTCAAGGTTGCGCCGGCTGGCGACAGGGATGGAAACAGAAAAAAGAGGATTAGATGTAACAAGCGAAGGGGAACAGGTGTCTGGCGTGGTAATCTATCTTCCAGACAATAAGAGAAACAGGGCAGAGGATGAGGGAATCGCAGAAGATTGAGCCACAGGCTGGCCCACAAGAAGCTTTTTTAGCCACGCCAGCAGACATTGCGGTCTATGGGGGGGCAGCAGGTGGCGGGAAAACTTTCGCGCTGCTTATGGAACCATTGCGGCATGTTGACAACTCGGATTTTACCTGCCTCATCTTTCGCAATACATATAAACAGATCACGATGGCGGGCGGACTATGGGACGACTCCAGCGATGTTTATCCCACACAGGGAGCTGTGCCCCGCACCAGTGCTCTAACTTGGACATTCCTGTCCGGTGCGAGGATAGGCTTCACATACCTTGAGAGCGAGAAGGATAAATACCGATATCAGGGCGCCCAGATTTGCCTGATTTGCTTCGATCAGCTCGAGCAATTTAGCAAAACGCAGTTCTTTTACATGCTATCGCGGAACCGGTCACTATGTGGTGTGCGCCCCTATGTGCGAGCCACCTGCAACCCATTGCCGGATTCGTGGCTCTCGGATTTGCTATCGTGGTGGATTGACCAGGAAACCGGCTACGCCATCGCAGAGCACAGCGGCATCGTCCGCTGGTTTGTGCGGGCGGGCGGTGATTTGGCCTGGGCCGACAGCCGCGAAGAGTTAATTGAGGAGTATCCGCGCTCACAACCCAAATCACTTACCTTCATTCCTGCCAGCGTATACGACAATAAGATTCTGCTGGAGCGGGACCCTGGGTACATAGCCAATCTGATGGCCTTACCGTATGTTGAGCGGGAGCGCCTCGCACACGGCAACTGGAAGGTGATAGCGGCAGCCGGCAACGTGTTTCAGCGAGGTTGGTTCAATATCGTCGACGTGGCGCCGGCAGGTATCTCCTGGGTGCGGTTCTGGGACCTGGCGGCCACGGAGAAGAAGTCGCAGAGCGGCGACCCAGACTGGACGGCGGGCGCAAGGCTGGGATTACACGAGGGGCGATACTATATTGGACACGTCACCCGCTCGCGGTCGAGTTGGCATGATGTAAAGAAACTCATCGTACAGACCGCGGCGCTGGACGGCAAGGGGACGGCCATTGGCGTTGAGCAGGAACCGGGAGCCTCTGGTAAGTCCGTCGTAGCGGAGATTGTGGCCATGCCGGACCTGGTGGGGTACACTGTACGGGGCTTGCCCCCGTGGGGAGATAAGGTAGTGCGGGCAAACCCGTGGGCGGCCCAGGCACAAGCGGGAAACGTGTACCTGGTGCGGGGCTCGTGGGACATGCAAGGGTTCCTGGACGAGTGCGAAATGTTTCCCGATGGCCCACACGACGACCGGGTGGACGCCGTGAGTGGATGCGTGAGGATGCTAGGAGAAAAGAAGCCTAAGCCAGCCCAGGCCCAGAAGGAGATCAGCGCGGAGGATTACAGGCAGGCCGGGCGCGGTTTACAGAGGAGGAGAACGGGATGATCAACTCAACATACGATCGTGGGGGACTGGAGACAGATAAGTATGACACTTCAGCAATTGCTCTTAACTAAGAGCATGGCAGGGATGGATGAGCAAGGCAATCTGATCGTCAATCCATTTTATGGGGCGACCCAGGACGAGATTCTGGAAGATTTGACCTATGCCAAAGAAGTATATGCCTCTGTGTGGCGGTATTTCTTGACGATCTGTCGCCCTCACAAAGGTATTCTATCCTGTCTGTCGCCAGGTTGCGATCAACTGATGATTTGAAAGGAAAATGGTTAAATGACCAACGAACAATTGGCAGTGTTGATGCACGGGTATGCTGAGCGCCTCAGGATCGCGATTGAGAGGGCCGACGAGCTACTTGGCGACGACGTGGACCGCGAGGAGATCGAGGATTGGAGGTATGTCGGGCCAGCTGGTATCGGGCATCGAGTATTTTCAAACACGTTGACGCATCCAGAGGACTGGGAGGAGATCGTCACGCTGGGTTTGGCATTGGCTCTAGTCCCATTACGAGAACTCTTGGGCGACTTGGAAGATGGCATAGAGGCATTAACCCTATGTCCGAACCCGCATGACATTGAGACCTAAAATGCACGTGGAGCGGATGTCAGACTTCGGAGCAATCTGCGGTGAAGCGTGAAAATATGGCCGAAGAAAGGCGGCCTTCCAAGCTGTGTGAAGTTGCACAGTTTGGTAAATCAAGGTAGGCATGGCAAGCAAGAGAAAACGGTTCCGGGTAGCGCGAACCCTGGAGAGGGTAACGGCCAACACGCTAACCACTGTGGGCCGGATGAAGCAGCGGGCCAGCGAGGCATATAGCAGGGGTGTCAGCTTTAGCGGCGACGATGAGCCGCCCCCGGCGTCGTCGATGGTCAAGGGCTGGGGCTTTCGTCCCTACGGGATGGGCAAGACCCGCGACGTTTCCGAGGTTCCTTACCGTGATGCCATCGGGATCGTGTGGAAGCAATTCTGCGGGAACCCGGTGGCGAAACGATTGAACCTTCTTCGCCGAGACCTCATCCTCGACACGGAAATCCGCCCCAAAGCCACGGATCCGAAAGTTCAGGAGGTAATAGACGCCTTTTGGGACGATCCCGTGAATGCGATGGGGACCTTCGTGTTCGACTTCGGGCTCCAGATCGGGATTTTCGGGACGCAATGCTTCACTGTTTTCATCTCCATCGAGGAGAACGAACAAGAAGGCAGCGTCGTCGGCTCTGGCTTGGTGCGGTTGGGCTACCTGGATCCAGCCTCGATAGATGACATCCTGTTGGATCCCGATAACGCTCGCATCCCCATTGCGGTGGTCGAGGATCGAGGTGCAGAAGGCAAGCGTGTATACCGCGTCATCCACGTCGACCTTGACGAGAATAGCCCCACCCATGGCAGCCTGATGGGGGTGCGAAGGCGGGCCCAGGAGCGCAGCCTGCCCATGCTCGACGGCAGCCGGAGGTTGGTCGAGGTCGAGGGGCTCGCCGCGCCCGTGCTGGAAAGCGATATCCAGTGGGTGGTCGATTCCAAGGTGGAGCGGAGGACCGACACGATGATGCGCGTGTCGGAGAGCAAATATAAGGCGGTAAGGGTCGGCGAGTTTGAGGTGCCCGATCAGATCATCTTCCGCAAAGGCGGCGCCTACGAGTGGGAGGACGAGAAAGGTGTTCCCTACGATGGGAGCTGCTTTTTGTTTCGAGTGAACAACGTCATGAACTCCAAGTATGGCTGGCCAGATACCTGGCATTTGGTGGACTGGCTGGACCAGGCGGATATGTTCTTCTTCGACGTGGCCGAGCGCATCTTCTTCTTGACGTTGTTCGTGTGGGATGTGCTGTTCGAGGGTCTGGAGCAGGACGAGATCGACGAGAGGGTGGCCTTGATGCCGACGCCAAGTCGTGGGGCCATCCGGGGGCACAACGAATCGGTGAAGTGGGAAGCGGTGACGCCGCAGTTACAGCAGGCCGACATGCGGCAGGCCGCTGAGCTCATCATTTGGTTCATCTTCGGTATAGGAATGCAGGTTCCGGAGAGTTGGACGGGGTGGGCTTTGACCTCTCGCTATGCCGGCGCGAAGGAAGCTGTTGCGCCGGCACACA